CGCTACGTGTCCATCGACCCTGGCCACACAGTGATGGCATGCTTGTTCGGTGCCGTCCCGCCCGACGAGAAGATGCTGCTCATCTATGACGAGCTGTACATCCGCAACGCCAACGCCCTGATCTGGGGCGAGGAGTTTGCCAAGAAGGCCCAGGACCAGCACTTCTACGCTCTCATCATGGACATGCACGGTGGCACGCTGCGGGACCTTGGGTCCGGCCGGCTGCCGTGCGACCTGTATTCGGAGCAACTCCGGGACCGCGGCATCCGGGCCCAGATGACGGGCCACCAGTTCATCCCCGGCTCCGACGACATTCCCGCCCGTACCGCCCTGGTCCGCCAGATGCTGCACATCCGGGGCGACGGCAGCACGCAGCTGAAGTTCCTGGAGGGGGCCACGCCGGAGCTGATGCGGGAGCTGAAGCGATACAAGAAGAAGGTGATCCAGAGCAACTCCGGGCCGTTCATCACGGACGTGCCCAACACGCGGGGCGACGTGCATGCCGTCCAGTGCTTGGAGTACCTCTGTGCCTACGAGCCGAAGTACCACCAGCCGCCCCTGAGGCCTGGCAAGGAGCCGTGGTACGTGAAATGGCTGGCGGAGAAGAAGAAACGCCAGGGAGACGATGGCAAGGGTTATGTGGTCTTAGGTCCTAGCAGAAAGGGATGATCATGGATGCGTGGAAGATGCCGGAAGTGAGCCTGGGCGACACGGTGCTGTACCGCCCCCATGAGGGCGCCCCGGCCCAGATGGCCTTTGTGTCCAAGGTGGGCCAGGACACTCTGGAGCTGTGGGTCCTGGCGCCTGGCTACGGCGGAACGGAGAGGCCGTCAGTCCACCACAAGGACGACCCCCGCCTGGAGACGAGCGTGGAGTGGAAGAAGTTTGGCATCTGGGAAAGCCGGCCCCGGGATCCTCGCCTGGCCCAGCTCTCCGAGCGGCTTTCGGCCCTGGAGAAGGCCGTTCAGGGCAATAAGAAGTAGCCCAGGAACCGCCCATGTCTGACCAGAACCCGCTCCGGCCCCTTGTCCAGGGGTGGCTGGAGAAGCTGAAGCTCGCCAAAGACCACAAGCGCCCGTTCCAGGAAGACGCCGATGAGGCGATGAACTTCTACGACGGGGACAACGCCTGGATGTTCCGGTCGGAGTACGCCCGCGGGGAGAAGGGGTTCATCAAGGGCATCTCCCCGCCCGCCTTTCGGATGACCATCAACCGTGTTTGGGAGGCCGTTCGGCTCTTCGGGTCCGTCATCCATCACCGGAACCCATCCCGGCGGTGTACCCCCAGGACCTACCCGGTCATCTCGCCCCAGATGCTGGGTGTCTTCCCGCAGCCGCCCGTGCCCCAGATGGGGCCTGACGGTCAGCCAGTCATCGGCCCTGACGGCCAGCCGGTGATGATGATGGACCCGATGATGCAGATGTACCAGCAGCAGGTCCAGCAGACCCAGATGTTGTCGGAGCGGCGGGACATCATTTGCAAGCTGCTGGAAGACTACCTGAACTACACCCCCAATGAGCTGAACCTGAAGAACCACAACCGCAAGGTGGTGGACGAGGCCCTGATCAAGGGTGCGGGGTGCTGGTTTACGGAGCTGTACCAGGTGCCCGGCGGCGAGTCCCGGATGGCCGGCAGCTTCTATGAGAGCTTCGACAACGTCTTGTGGGACCCGGACGCCGACGACCAGGAAGACATCCTGTGGATGGCCCGGCGGCGGTGCCACCCCAAGGAGTTTGTGGCCGCCAAGTTCGGCCTGGACCCCGAGCAGCTGAAGGGCCACGCCGAAAGCTATGACTCTCGCAGCACCCGCAAGGAGCGGGGCTACGAGACGAAGAAGAAGATGGGCAAGACCAACGACCTGGTCACCTACTGGGAGATCTACTCCAAGACCGGATTCGGCGACCGGCTGAAAGACGCCCCCAAGGAGCTGAAGGGCAAGTTCGACGCCCTGGGCGAGTACTGCTACATCGTCGTCTGCGAGGGCGTGGATCACCCCCTGAACATCCGCCCGGACATGCTCCAGGAGGAGGTGGACGAGACGGGGGTCCCTCCCGCCTTGTTCCAGGCGGCCCAGTGGCCGATCCCCTTCTGGGCCGAGCCCAATGGCTGGCCCTGCACCATCCTCCAGTGGCACGGCAAGCCCGGGTATTCGTACCCCATCTCGCTGATCAAGCCGGGCATTGGTGAGCTGCGGTTCATCAACTATGCGATGAGCTTCATGGCGACCAAGATCGCCACCTCCAGCCAGACCCTGATCGGCGTAGCCAAGGCCGCCGACAACGACATCAAGGCCAAGATCCTGGACTCCGACGAGTCGGGCTTCAAGATTGTGGAAATCTCTGAGGCCATCGGCCGCAGCGTCAACGACATCATCAGCGTCTTCCAGCTTCCGGGCGTACCCACGGACCTCTGGAACATCGTCGCCGCCGTCACTGAGCTGTTCGACCGCCGCGTCGGTTTGACAGAGCTGGTCTACGGCATGACCAGGGCATCCTTCAGGTCAGCTGCTGAGGCTACCGTGAAGGCTGAGCAGATCTCTGTGCGGCCAGACGACATGGCCAACCAGCTAGAGGACGCCCTGTCGGAGCTGGCCCGCAAGGAGGCCTTCCTGGCCCGCTGGCTGATCCAGCCGCAGGACGTGCTGCCGCTGATGGGCCCCCTGGCGGCGCAGGCCTGGGCCATGCACGTGCAGTCCATGGACCCGGAGCAGCTCCTGCGGGAGTTCGACTTCCGCGTGGAGGCCGGCAGTGCCAGGAAGCCCAACCCGGGGACGAAGGTGGAGCAGATCAACTCCGCCATGCAGATCATCATGCCGGTGGCCCAGGGCCTCTTGCAGGCCGGCCAGCCGCAGCTCTTCAACGCCCTGATGGCCGACTGGGGCCGGGCAATGGACATGGACGTGGCGAAGTACGCGGTGCCGCCCCCGCCGCCGCCACCACCGCCGGGGCCGGAGCAACAAGGTGGAAATCCCCCAGGAAGTCCTCCGCCGGGGCCGTGAGGCCTGCGAGACATACGAACGGGCCCTGCCGCACGGCGAGCGGTGGGCGCTTATGTGCGCCACCCAGACCCCTCCTGGCACTAGAGGCTCTGACAGGGCCTTTATGGAGGGCCGCCTGAACCAGCAGTGGCTGGACGACATGCCCAAGAAGCAGGCCAACACCATCCTCAGGGAGGCCCGTGCAGCAGGGATCCCAGTGGCCGGCAAGGTCTACATCGGCGGCCTGGCGGACAGCCGAGCCCACCGGGACCCAATGGCGTGGGTGGACTCCACGGCGGACATTAAGAGAGTAGCGAGGGCTCGCAATCTGACGGTGGAGGGGGCCGTGACCCACAAGGGCACCCTCATGCCGCCCAAGAGGACGGTCCTGAATGAGCGGATCGTCCAGGAAGAGCTGCCTCGCTACCGCAAGCAGAACCCTGGCAAGAAGGACGGCGAGCTGCGGGAGATGATTATCAACCGCCAGGCCCACCCACTGAAAAGGAAAGGTAAATGATCGAAATCACCCGCTTCCAAGAGACGGTCACTGTCACGGCGGCCAGCTCTGCCGCCACGTCAAGCCCCCGCTTCAGTTTCCAGCACATGGCCGGGGCGGGCGTTCTGATCGGCAACACGGGCGGTGCCACGCAGATTGCCTGGCACGGTGCCTCAGAGCATGAGGCGACCCCCCTCCAGATCTTCTCCGATGGCTCCGCGGTGACCACGGCCGTCACGGTGGGTGCCCACCCCGTGCCGGACGCCTGCTTCTCATTCCCGTACGTGGTGCCCGTCATTGCCGGCGGGACCAGCTGCCAGATGACGGTTGTGGCCAAGGGCTGACCCCTCCTTCGTCACATCACCACTCTTGCGACATTCACCATGCCGATGAATCCGAGACTATTACGCCCGCTGGCAAAGGGTAGAACTCTCTATTTCAACGGCGCGGTCGATAGCGACTGGGCCACGCTCGGCAACTGGTGGACGAGCGGTGCGTTCACCACGCAGGCGTCTGCCCTGCCGACTAGCGGCGACAGCGTTGTTCTCAGTGCAACGTGCGGCACTAACAGCGGCAGTGCGCCGACCGTTGTGAACTTTACGTTAAATGACCCTGATTACTACGCATTCTATCTCTTCGTTGCAATCACCGTCACCGGCAACGCGACGTTCAACGACGGTTCGTACAACTACGGCACCGTCACCGGCGACGCCACGTTTAACGACAGTTCGAACAACAGCGGCACCGTCTCCGGCGACGCCACATTTAACGACAGTTCGTACAACGACGGCACCGTCAACGGGAACGCGACGTTCAACGACAGTTCGAACAACAACTACGGCACCGTCTCCGGAGACGCCACGTTTAATGACACATCGTACAACTACGCCGGCACCGTCACCGGCGACGCCACATTTAACCACAGTTCAAACAACACCGGCGGCACCGTCTCCGGAGACGCCACGTTCAACGACAGTGCGTGGAACAACTACGGCACCGTCACCGGCGACGCCACGTTCAACGACAGTTCGTACAACAGCGGCACCGTCTCCGGAAACGCGACGTTCAACGACTTGTCTGTCAACCTCACTGGGGTCGTCGCTGGCGACGCCACGTTCACCGGCTCTGCCTGCAACGACGGCGGCACGGCTGGCACGTTCGTCCCCAACCCACCGCCGTCCTGCTAATAGGAGATATCACAATGCAACTTCCGCAACCCGTTACGATCCAGCCGCCGACCATCACTCGCAGCACGGGCGAGGTTCGCGTCCAGAAGCCGGTCACGCTCACGGAACTGGACATCACCATCATTGACAACGCCAAGCGGAAGTCCTGCGTGGCGAGGATTCGCCCCTGTCCGCAGCCCGTCACGCTCTGGAGCGGCGCTGCCTACGACGCGGCGGGCGACTACACGCAGGCGCAGGTTGAGGCGAAGGTGCTGGAGGCGATTGGGCCTGACGTTAAGGCCGGGCTGGAGGCGTTGTTTGTGCCTCCGGCGCGGCGTTAGACGCACAATCTGGTGCCGGAACTATCAAGCGATCCTTGATGGTTGCCGGAACAGGCGTAGACTCGTTTGCCCAGGTCGGTACGATGGCGGGCGAAAGGAGTCCCGCCATGAAGTTTGACGCAGA